TTGTATTTGCATGTGACCCCCCATCTGTTGAGCCACCACTGATTCGGCGAGTTCATAACTCGTCAGTGGTACGAAAGGATTTTCGAAATTGGCCCAATAACTAATATCTCTTAATAAAATATTCTCGTATTTTATCAATAGTGCAGCATCAATAGTGTCGTGTAATATACGAATCACTGCTCGCGCCCATTCACCCAAAACTGGGGTGTAGGGGTCAGTGATCATATAAGCTTGAGCTTTCCTATAGAGAATTAGTTCTTTCGGTATGTTCTTAGGGGTCGCAGTCATGTGCAACTTGCGGAGTTGGCGTGGTACATCGGCGATGGATTCTTTGGTGGTCCAAGGATCCAAAAATGTCCTTCCTAAAAAGTTGAAGGGCATGCCGGTAGATATCACACTGATTTTAACGGTCAATCCGAACTTGGCGAACACCTGTACGAGTAAATCGACATTGATGTCGCGTATAGTGGCATCATCGCCACCGTGTTTGGCTAACTTATCATAAGCATCCTGTGGACTGAGACCCATGATACGCCAGCAAATAAACACGATGCAAGCGACTAGAAGTGTGTTGCGAATAGTAGTGAATAACCACCCACTAACTGTGATGTTAATAGCGCCAAACTGTACGTGGAACGATGTCCATCCTTTTACAGAGCGCATTGTTATTAACAACTTATGCACTTCACCCTTATACTGTATCGCATACGCCCGCGTAACGCTCGTTTCTAACAAATAACTAGCTGGCTCACCCGTGCTGCCGTCCATGACATTGACATCTAGTTCAATTAAATTCTCAGACGTGGCAGCTATAGCTATCAAATCGGTAGCTATCTCTTGTGGATGTTGTCCGAATGCATACCAATGCTGTTTCTTCATGATATGTTCGGCAAACGGGTAAGCAAACTGAGCTATTCGAGCGTTGTGCTCAGGACGCACAGTGCAAATATTTCTTGGACCTCTAACCTTCTTGTACACTTCAGCCTTCTGAAATGATTTAATTACAATAGGTTTATCTAAATACAATATATGTTTGACTTGCTCTAGTAATGATCGCTGAGCTGGTCGTTTCCATTTATCGTACACATAACTATAATCGTGTGGTACCAAGGTATTTGCTACGTCATCTGGCACGAGCAATTGGATAAATTCATCAATATATCCATGAAAGCTCGCGGGTAGCGGTTTGTTCGGATTTTTGACATCAGTCAACCTATTTTTGATGCATGCTATGTCTGAATTCTCTGACCGCAAAGGATGACAACCGTCCAATAAGTAAGGAGGACTAATTTGTCGCATCGTGGGTGATCCGTCTTCATAGACGTTCTTCCCAATAGGTAAATAAGCGTTATCACCGGGCTCAAATTTTGAAATTGGAGCATGGGTTCTGTCGATGATTAAACTGCTTAAGACAGGGTTCATTGATACTTGATACAATATACATGCAACTACATGTGTATCAGGTACTTTAGGTTGTTCCATTTGGACTAT